TTGCTTTAGATAGCATAAAATAAGGCTTTCCGAATATAACGGAGAGCCTGTTTTTTTGTTTTGATACCCACGGTGATACCCATATTCTAAAAACCAATGTAGGAAGCAAATTTGTCAGCAACTTCATTTTTTGCTTTTTGGGTTACGTGAGCATATATGTCCATCGTAGTTTGTATATTTTCATGCCCTAGTCGTTCCTGGACCTCTTTGATCGTTGCTCCAGCCTCAAACAGTAGGGAGCAATGTGTATGTCTGAATCCGTGAGGAGTGATACGCTTGAAATCAGGGTACCTTCTCCAAACTCGATTAAGCAAATTATTGACATGCACAATACTTTTAGGGCTACCTGATTCATTTTTAAATAATAAGCCTTTTGTACTGTATTTGTGCCAATCTTTCAAAATTTCAATAGTTTTTGGATCCAGCGATATTGTTCGCTGGCTTTTTTTCGTTTTTGGAGTCTGAAATATGATTTTATTGTTTTCTCCCTTGGCTAGTGTTTGATTAACTTTAAGTTGTCCGCTCTCTAAATCAATATCAGTCCATCTTAATGCGCCTACTTCGTTCTTCCTCATTCCTGTGAAAGCCAATAAACGGAAGAAAGTGAGCATTTCTATATCATCAAGTTCTTGGACCATTTCAAAAAAAGTTTTCAGTTCTTCTTTATTATAGAATTGTTCAAGCTCTTCCTTATCTTTCTTTTTTCTTTTTGGTTTTAGAGTTTTTCTCATTGGATTGCTATCAATCAATTCCATAGATATTGCATAATCAAATATCTGATTAGCAATGCTGATGATCCCAAAAAATCTCTTATAGTCTTCAGCCCATTTATTGACCTGAGATTGGCACATTGATAGAGTAATTTTATTTATGAGTTTATCTCCAAAATGAGGGATAATAAGTCTATCTGCTTTGTCAATTTGACTAACATAGGTTGATTCTTTAACTGTATTTCTATAATGCTCTTTCCAAGTTTCATATACCTGTTTGAAAGTAGTAGTTGTATTTCTGGTTCTAAAGGTTTTCTTCTCATAATCAGCTAAACACTTAGCTTCAGCAAGTCTAGCTTCACGTTCGGTTTTAAAACCACGCCTAAGAGTTACAATTTTCTTTCCCGTTAAAGGATCAATTCCATGATAGGCTTTAAAATAGTAGGCAAAACCATCACCTTTTTTATATTTTTTGATCATTGATTTTTACCTCATTTCTTGTTAAAATGGGTATAGTAAAGAGGGCTTTTTAACGCCTATTTTTACTATACAGTATATCCTCACAATTTGCTTTGGTCGGCGGTGTGAGGATTTTTTATAAAAATTTTATTTTGTAAATTTCAGCTATCCTGTTTAAAAAGTCTTCTGGTATATTTAGCGTTGCATATATATCTCCTCTTGGAGAATAGTTGATTTTAGGATTGAATTCATCATTTGTAAATAAAGCACCAAAATCATATAAATACTGCCTGAATACAATAGGGTCATTAATTAACACGGCAATAGAAATCATTACAGCAAACAAATCTTTTTTCCCGATTCCACTAAGATATTCTTCTTCAGTTAGAATTTCTTTTGAAAGTGCCGAAAGAAGAAGGACTTTGGTTAATTCATTTGTCACATTCGATAAAAAAGTTCTATTACCGTGTGCTATATTATTTCTATATTCTTGTAATAAAGATAACATAGAGAGAAGTAGCTCCTTTGCGTTTTCTCCATCTAATTCGGAATATTCGAAGAATTGGTTTGCTATATCAATTTTTATATCTTCTCTACAAATTTTGTACCAATTAATTGTGGTTCCAAAATAAATACCACCAGTTGCTACCCATGGAGGAATATCGCCATGCTTTATCCTGTAATGCTGAATCGAAGCACTGTTCTTATTATTATCAATTTGATTTTTTATATTACTAATTTCTGATTTTCGATCAAGCTCGCCATTGGATTTATACTTTTCAAAATCTAAATATTCCAACATAGAAACTCCAATTTTTTGAGCAATTTTGTAGGATAGTTTAGTTTTTAAGGATTTTTCAATATATATTATATATTTGAACAATAAATTGTTTAGCGCTTGATCTATCAGAAAAATTCGATGCAATGAAGCAAATGAAACGGGCTCATTAAATTGTTCGATGTTTAATTCATCATTAAAAAAAGTCCCGAATATATCTTTATAGCCATTCACAATTCCATAATAAGAAATACTTTGAAGAACTTCTTTTGTGAAAATCTCATTTTCAATAACGATTCCCTTATTTCTCATTAATGCAATTTGTTGATTGTATGTTAGAAAAGGTTTATTAGTAGACAAAAAAGAAAACCTCCTATCTGGAAGATAGAAGGTATTCCTAGCCACATCCGTAGCCATTTAATTCTCTTCTATCTTATCACTATTTTATGATCGCGTCAAGTCATTATAATTTCAATTTAACTAAATCTCCAACTTGAATCTTAGGATTTTTTGCTTTTAGTGGATTAATGTCTTTTTCATTCACATCAAGAGCACTCTTTACCGTCTGTTTCCCACCATTCAAAAAACTGGATACAGAGAACGTAGTATCCTCCTTTATGCTTTGAGCAATTGAAAATTTAGGATAGACTTCAGTGATAATTAATTCCCCTTTTAAAAAATCATATCTACCAAGAGAATTACCGTCTATATCTGTAATCTCAGGTCCGGGTTCATAAATGCTTATTTTTGTATCCACATGAATTGATTTAGATTCATATCCTTTATCTATCATAATTGTATATTGATCTAAAATACGGATAACTTTTGCAATAGCCATTATTTTTCTCCTTTTTTATAACTAGTGAATCAAACTCGTCTTTGACCATTGTTTCATTAGCGATAGTTAGTCCTTTTATTTAAGTAACTTTATAAAATTATTTCTTTCATATTTTCTCCAATATCTTTTGTGAAGGTGATAGTAAAAAAATCTAACTAAATAATTTTCTCAAACACCATTGTAGCCTGGATGCGATCTCCTCCACCTAGGCCCTTGCTGCCTCCGTTAGCTGTGCTAATGGTATGGAGTCGGTATCCTTTGGCAGCTTGTTTGTTAATCACATCTTCAAGTTCAGTGAGGTTTCCAGATCCAGTACCAAATAACTTTTCTTTTAGTGTCACTTGAAGCACAACATAGTTCAATCCAGTTACTCCTGAAGCTCCAGAAAAAGAACTTTCTTGTTTAACATTATCAAAAAATCCCATAATAATTTCTCCTTTTTTAATCAATTAAAGACCTATATTCATCAATCACCATCGTTTCATTAGCGATGGTTTTTAAATTATACCGTTCCATAAAATGGATGTAATTAAATTCTGACACATCATCCATAGTTTTTAATTCTTCTTCTAATAAATGATGAATCATGCTACGATCAGCTTGAAGTTCACACAACTCCCTATTAACCTCATACTGGACTGGAGTATGTTCTTTATGTCCCAATTCATGTAGGGCTACTTGTTTTTGATCTTGCTCCGATAGATTGATATCGATAGCAAGGACTTTTAATGCTGGATTGAAGAAGCCTGGGCTATGCCATTCGCTTCCATCAAAGTAACATAAGCTTACACCCTCAAGGGCACAAAGCTCTTTCACAGTCATATAAATGCACCTCTATTTATTTTTTAAGTGTGCCTCCAAGACTGCTGTAATAAAATCAATATCTTCTTCAGTAAGTGGTTTACCATCGAACAACATAGATTGTGCAGCGATGTCTCGAAGGTCAAGCGGTGCAGAAGCATCACCGCCTGTTGTAATTTTTGGATTATCAGTGCGTCCCAATAGGTAGTCGGTGGACACGTTGAAGTAGTCAGCGATTTCCGATATTCTCTCAGCGTTAGGTTTTTGAGATTTCAACTTATAGAGTGTATTTCTGCTGTAACCTAAATCCTCTTCTAGTTTCGTGAGAGAAATTCCCCTTTTATCGGCAAGTTCTTTAATTTTTTCGTATGTCGGAAACATTGTTAATTCAACCTTTCAGAAGCATAACAAAAAATATTTCAACTTTTTAGGTGTAAAACTGTTGACAATACACCTAATTGGGTGTAAAATAGTTTTTGTAAGTTAATGAGTTAGTAAAAAACGAAGTTAAAACTTATCTAAAAATAAATAGCTTTGGCGAGCAAGATAATTGATAGATGTAAGGTTTTATCAAGTTTTTAACTATGCCTACATTTTAACCTTTTGGGTGAAAGTTGTCAAGCGTTTTATAAATTAATTTACTAACTCTTTAACTTTGCCCCTTGACAATTGAATAGAGCATGTGAGATAATATAGGGGAATTAAGGATTAGTTCTATATCATGGACTAGAAAAGACCCCAGGCTAACTTCCACATTAAGCTTGGGGTCTTTTTTTGACACTATTTGTCCTTGTTCAGCCATTTATCAGCTAAACGAAGAATGACACCGACCACAATCGGTCCGATGATAGTTTTAAGGATTAGTTCTATCATGGGCTATCTCACCTCCTTTCGCAGGCGGTGTAGAAGTGCCATTAAATATTATATCACATGCTCTATCAGTTAGATAGGGCGTTTTTTATTTTCAAAAAGGAGGAAGTTACATGAGCCAACAACATCGCAAGTGGATCGAGCTTGTAAAAGATCGAATTGAAAAACGTGGATGGTCACAGACAGACTTGGCCATTGTTGTAGGTGTTAGTCCATCAGCTATCACACAACTTTTCAAAGATGGAAAAGGTAGCGATGATCTGAAACTACGAATTAACAAAAAGTTACGGATTAACGAATCATGGGAAAAATTCGAGGATTAAGAAGTATAAAAAAGGCACCTAACGAGGTTAGGCGCTCTAGAAAAGAAACTACTAATAGTATAACACAAATTGGAGATAACAATGAATATTCTAAGTGAAGAATTTGAAAATGGAATAAGATCAGTGGTTCGAGTTCAATTTAAAGAATCTTTCACTGAATTCTTAGACCAGGAGATATCAGAGAAACGTTGGTTGTCACTAGAAAGTGCAGCGCACTATGCAGATTGCAGTTCAAATACCATCAGAAAATGGATCAAGATGGGATTGAATCTTTATCAAATTGATGGAACCAAACGAATTGATAAGAATGAATTAGATCAATTCATTCAAAGTAATATCGTTATTTAGATAGCAAAGGAGATAAAAATGGCAGTTTCTAGAGAAATGACTCTAACAGAAACACAAGTGCTAAACACAATTTTACAAAATGCATCATTTGAATTACCAATTCAAGCAAAAGAGCTACAAAGGCGATTTAATTTAGATAAACGAAAATTAGAAATCATTATTGAGAGCCTTAAAGTAAATTTTGGACATCCTGTTGTTGCGAAAAAAGAAAAACCAAATGGGTATTTCTTGCCAAAAACAAAGGAAGAACGAGATGCAGGTTTGGCACCCTACAAAAGGCAAATACTAACTGAACAAAAGAATTTAGCAGCAGTATTGGCAATTGATTTAGATGAATATAACAAGAAATGGAGATCAGAAAATGTTAAATGAAATTATTATTGGTGTATTGGTAATCGTGGTGTTGTTTGAGGCGATCATGGTAAGTGCAATTAGCCAACGATGCAAAGAGTCAAAACGGGAATTAAAAAAGTTGCTCAAGGAAAAACAACAAATCGAAGAAGCCCGGCAAGCAATGCGTTTCGGATATCGTAGATAAGGAGAGGATTGTATGGGAAACGACACATTAGTATTCATCTCTTTCGGTTTCATTATTTCCTTTACCCTTTTTAATATTTTTAAACTTCTTTGTAACCTTGAAAATACCTTGGAAGGTATTAGGGATCAAATAGAGAAAAGGGAAACTGATAAAAATAGCGATCAGGTTGAACTCTTTCTCAGACAAGCTCTTAACAAGGTAACAACCGAAAAGAAGGATAAAAGAAATCATTGCGATCGATGTTGAAAGTTGAATATCATTTTTTTCAACTAGATCATAAAACAAAAGGAAATTGTATACAGTAACTAACACTGAATATGAAATAATAAAAGCTAAAATTAAAAACGTAAATAAAGTCTCAAAATGTATTCCTTTCAAAACTTCAAGAGTTGACTCCATGCTAGTAGGTAAATATTTCAAATACAAATATGACATTAGTATTGTGATAAGCAAAGGAAAAATTAATGAATATTTATTTCTCATAGATAGACCCCTATTGTTTTTAATTTAATTATATCAATATTAAGGAAAAATAAAAATGGCAGAAAAAACAAATATCCTGCCTCACGACTTACTAGCTGAACAGGCGGTACTTGGATCAATTTTCGTTGATCCGGAAAAAATCTTTATCGCATCAGAACTTCTAACACAAGAAAGTTTTTATAAATTATCTCACGGTATTATCTTCAACATTATGGAAGAATTGGCAGACAAGGGAGAACCAATTGACCCTGTATCTGTAAAATCAGCACTTGACTCAATTGGAGAGTTTGAGCGTATTGGTGGAATGGCTTTTCTTGCTAGTTTGATAAATTCAGTTCCTACGAGTGCTCACATTGAACATTATGCAAAGATTGTTGCCGAAAAAGCTAAAGCAAGAGAGGTCATCAATGATCTAGGTAAAGCACTTGAAACAGTATATGAAGATCACCAAGATTTAGATGATGTCATAGTAAGACTTGAAAATAAACTGACATCGGTAAGTGCCAATCAATACTCAGGTTTTAGAAACATCATGGAGGTATTGGATTCCACTAATATTAGAATTGATGAACGATCTAAGCACGTTGGAGATGTTACTGGCCTTGCTACAGGTTTTGCCGATTTTGACAAAATAACAACAGGACTTCATGAAGACAACTTAATTATTTTGGCAGCCAGACCTGCTATGGGTAAAACAGCGTTTGCTCTAAATATTGCACAGAATGTCGCAATACGAGCGGGTAAACCAGTAGCTATCTTCTCACTGGAAATGGGTGCAGAGAGTCTGGTAGAACGGATGTTATCCGCTGAAGGAGTGATTCCAGCTTATCACATCCGGACAGGAAAGTTATCTGACAGTGAGTGGAGACGGATGCTCTTAGCACAGGAACAGTTATCAAAGGCTCAACTCTATATTGATGATACCGCTGGCATCAGAATTTCTGACATCCGAGCACGATCAAAGAAATTAGCTCAAACAACAGGAGAGTTAGGTTTGATTGTTATCGATTATTTACAATTGATTACTGGCAGAGGAAAGGAAAATAGACAGCAAGAAGTATCTGAGATCTCTAGACAATTAAAGATTTTAGCCAAGGAATTAAAAGTGCCAGTAATTGCACTTAGTCAACTTTCTCGTGGAGTAGAACAACGCAATGACAAACGGCCAGTTCTGTCAGATCTTCGTGAATCAGGATCAATTGAACAAGATGCTGATATTGTAGCATTTCTTTACCGAGATTCTTACTACCGTCGTGAGGGGCAAGAGGAAGATGATAATGTGACAGAAGTAATCTTTGAAAAGAACCGTCATGGAGGGTTAGGTACCGTCAAATTATTCTTCCACAAAGAATTTACAAAATTTACAAATATGGAGGTACAATAAATGATTAAAAAATCTGAAGTAGCAGGCTTTCTAGCTTTCTTTAAATTTCCGAAACCATTTATTTATGATGAAAAATATAAAAAACTTAGTAACAATGCAAAACTAATGTATATGTTACTGTTTGGTAGGCTTGAACTATCGGTAAAGAATGGTTGGAATGACCGAAAGGGAAATGTTTTTCAATATTATACAAATGAGCAATTAATGATTGATTTAAATAGCAGTGAAAAAACAATCATTAAAGTGAAGAAAGAATTAAGAGAGGTGGGCTTACTGGAAGAGGTTCGACAAGGAAATAATCTACCAAATAGAATTTATATCAGTCAAGTTGATGGAACTGTAGAAAATACAGTTCTTGAACTGGAAAAAGTACAGCATGGAGCTGTAGAAAATACAGTTCTTGAACTGGAAAAAGTACAGACAAACAAGATAGATATTAACGATACTGATAATAACAATATTAAGTCTATTTGTCAGGAAGTTATTACTTATCTCAATCAGGTTACAAATAAGAACTTCAACAAAAATACAGCTAGCCATCATAAATACATTAAGGCACGATTGAAGGAAGGTTATAAACTAAAAGACTTTAAACATGTGGTTAATGTTATGGCAGCTACATGGATGGGAACAGATTATGAACGATATCTACAACCTCAAACGCTTTTCGGGAATAAGTTTGATAGTTATCTTAATCGTAGCATACCAAAAAATATCCGCTCATTTGCTTCAGCAGTTGATGAAAGGCTAGGATTCTAATGGAAGTTCTGAAAGATATTGAAAGAAAAAAGCTACTAGATAAAATCTGTGAAGTGCACTCTTGCCAATTATGGGAGAGTCCAGTAGTTATAGCAGGAAAATTGAAATATTTGCAGGTTTGTCCAGAGTGTGAGAAGGAAGAAATTAAACGAATAGAGAAAAAGTTAAATAATGAGTCAGCAATAAATTCAAAATTAGCCCAAACTTTTGAAGTATTCAGTCGTTTTAGTTTATTTCCTGATGAATTGATCGGAAAAAATTTAGAGAACTTTAGCACTGATAATCAGATTGCAGAGCAAGGTTTAAATTTTTCAAAAAGGATGCTAAGAGACTATGTGAAGGGAGAAACAGGAAATGTGATTATCACTGGACCTCCTGGAGTTGGTAAGAGTCATCTATCAATTGCTTTAGCTTCTTCCTTGAATAATAAATTCAAGGACATAGGTAGTCCTAAAAGTATTATTTTCGTATCGGTAACTAGACTATTTACTGAGATAGAAAATAGCTTTGGTGGGAAAGGCGATTTTACAGAAAGCCATGCTGTAGAAATGCTTAGCAATGTAGACTATCTCTTTCTCGATGATCTAGGAAAAGAGAGCAGCATGAGTGACACCCTCAAACAAGCAAACGAATGGAGACAAAGGGTTCTATTCAAGATCTTAGACAATCGACAGACAACTTTTATAAATACTAACTTATCTAGTAGCGATATCAAAAAAATCTATAATTCAGCACTTGCAGATAGAATTTTTAAGGGTGCAAGTAAACATATTTTTAAATTCCCTGATGGGATGGAAAGCAGAAGGTATTAATGGAAAATAAAAGATTAGTTGAGTTAATCAAAAAAACTCAAAAATGGTTTTATGATCGTAATTTACAGACTCAGAATCCTGATAAACAATTTTTAAAATTGTTTGAGGAAATTGGGGAATTAGCTAGTGGGCTAGCAAAAAAACAAGATGACGTTATAAAAGATAGCATCGGAGACATTGCTGTAGTGTTAATTGGCCTTACTCTACAATTAGGAATTGATACGAAAGAAGTATTTCCAGATACAGAATCAGTTCCTTCTACGAATTCTAACAAGGAAGAAGATCATTTTATTTTATTGCTAGATCAATCAGTTGCTGCTTACTTTAGTCGCCAAAATTATCAATTAAAAAATGTAGCATTTGAATTGATTCGAGTATCTAAGTTTTTGAATATCGATTTCACAGAGTGTTTAGGCTTGGCATACGAAGAGATCAAAGATCGAACAGGGCGCTTAGTTGACGGTGTTTGGGTGAAAGAGGAGGATCTATGATAGTAAAGGAGTTAGAGAATGAGCAAGTACACAAAGAATCAGATTGAACATGCTAAACAACAAGTGCAATTACTCCTAGCAAGTCGAGGTATGACTAGGCATCAATTATCCTTTGAATTAGGATATGGGAGAGATGCAGTTACTTCATGGTTAAATGGTAGAGTGCAGTTAGGAAAGTTTCAAGTTCAATGCCTTTGTGATTATTTTGGTGTGACAGAAAGTTCCATTGTTGGGGATCCAGAAGAGTTAGCAGATTACAAATTATATAAAGATGGCAGATACATCTGTCGAGGGCCACTTAAAGAATTGAGTCGTATTATCGGCAAAGATGCAGGTATGCTTAAGTATTATGCAGAATTGCATGCTCAAGGTAAAAAAACAGGAAATCTAACTGTGGTTAAAAGTGAGGAATGATGATGAATAAAGAAGATTTAATTAAAAAATATGAAAACCTTGAGGGCGTATGGAACGCAAATGGTGCTGAAATAGCTCGTCAATGCTTTTTAAGAGACTTGGAACAATTGAATGAAATAGTTACGAAAAAAGTCACAGTCCCTCAGTATGTTGCGGATTGGATCGAGTACTGTAAAACCAATGGAATTGCTCTAGGATATGCACTATATTGTTCAGGACAAGCAAGCGACAAAAAAGTCTATGATTGGATTGTTGAAAGCTTGGAGAACCAAGAAACATTCGCTAGAGCTTGGATTGACGGCTACGAGATTGAGAAAGAGAAGCGGTATGAAGTGATATTGTGCAATGGACAGTCGTTGAAAACTGTGTACAGACAGGGTGAGGATCGTCTTGATTTTGAAAAGGTGTATGGCGATATTGAAAGATTTACTAGAAAACAATTGGAAGAGGCTGGTTTTGGCTGGGTGTTTGATTGTGAGGGAATGGAAGTTAAGGAGGTGTGAAAATGAATAAGCAGGAATTGATTGAACGTATCGACAAGTTACCTTACGTTGAAGGTCCTATTGCTGATACGGTGACAGTTAATAGAGAATGGATATTAAAATCAATAGAACAACTAGACGAACCACAGAAAGTCACAGTCCCGCAGTTTGTTGCTGATTGGTATGAAAAACATAAAAATGATTTTGAGTTTGCAGTTTTTAATTATTTGTATATGTTTGATAAACAAGATGAGTCTGACTTCAAAAGATGGTTTAGAGACTCAAGAACAGAACCATTTCAAATCCTTGTTAGTATGCTTCAATTCGGCTACGAGGTCGAGAAAGAGAAGCGGTATCTTGTGAAGATAAAGGGTATAAGAACTGTTAACGGGTGCTTAAAATGCGATGTTGATGACGCTAATTGGTTTTTCAGTGGACCTGTAGAATGCGCTCCTTATCGTGCAAATCACACCCGCAAAGAGCTTGAAGAAGCTGGTTTTGGAGAAGTATTTGATAGCCCGCTGTTTGAAGTTGAGGAGGTGGAAGGATGAATAAAAAAGAGCTGATTGAGAGTATCAGTCATTTACCTTCAGATTGTAGCGGACCAAGACCGATGATTGATAAATTAACAACGTTGGAATTGATTAAGTTGCTAGACGAAACGCAGGAAGTAGAGATCCCAATGTTTGTGGCGGATTTTATCACAGAACAGAAAAAACTAGGTCATACGCTGTCCTACTCAATAGATGCATGCATGTCTGATGGAGTTGCAGAATGGTATTGGGATAACTCCGAACTCTTCACTCTTTCTTGGGTCAATGGCTACACGGTAGAAAAAGAGAAGCGGTATTATGTAAGATTTAAAGGGATGGAAAGTGATGATTTTAATTACTTAAACTTTATCAAATTTCAACACGCTTGGGTCTTATCATCAATAAAACTAGATAAAAAATTTCGTACAGAACACACAAAAAAACAGCTTGAAGAGGCCGGCTTTGACTGGGTGTTTGATTGCCCAGGTGTTGAAGTAGAAGAGGTGGAAGGATGATTCCAGACGACCAATTTATTAGAGAACTTATTGAAGATGAAGATATTATCTTCAATAAAGACAGTGAATATCACAAGCAGAAGAAAAAAGAAAAGAAAAATCCTATTTTCAAAAGAAATAAGCCAAAGAAATTTTGAGGAGGTAGAGTGATGGAATGGAATAAGTTAACCACAAGGAATATTGCTGAAGAAGAGAAGGAGTTTTTTCATAACGCCATTGAGTACGTTTGGGAAGGTGAAACTCCAGAAATTGATGAAGAAGTCCTTGTCTATAACCCAAAGACACAAAATATATATACTGATATCTGGATTGATTATGGGGAAGGAATTGGTTTCGAGAACACTGATGAAGACACAGTATTCTGGATGAGCTATCCAAAACCACCAAGTGCCAAAATGATGAAAAACGAGAAAATGCCCAAGATAGACGATTTTGTGTTTGCATTACAAGTAGGAAAACTTGTAGTAGATACAGCAAAAGCAATTATCGTAGACGATAATCTTTTGGGCAGCAATGGAAAGTTTGTTTTAGACAGTCACACGTTCAACATAACTGTGTCGGAGGAGAAATGATGAATATTGTATTATATTTAAAAAATGGCAATAAGGTTGAGGCACATGGATGCAGTGAGAAAGATTTAACTAGATTGGTTAGTCAATTCAACAATGGACATTTAATGCGTGTTAAGAATGTATGCATTAACCCAAAAGAGGTAGTTTATTTGGTTGGATACGGAAGCGAGGATAACCAATGACCCTTCAAAACTTTATCTACATACTACTCGCAGCAGCCTGGCTTTCTGGCTTGATTTGGGCCATTTTGGTGGCTGTTTTATCAAATATAGAGGATGATAAAAAAGATGAAATTAGAGACATTAGTTAAAACAAGAAATGCCTATCAAAAAAGACTAGAAGATGAGAAATTGTTCATATCTTTATGTAATCAAATAGGAAAACAAAATGCCACAGCGAACAAAGAATGGATGAAACGTAAAGTCAGAGATTTAGACAAGGAGATTGAAGAGTATGAACAAAAATCAATTACTAATTGTTAATATTGCAGCCCTATTTTTAATACTCTTTCTATCAAGCATAAATCTAAACACACGAATAAGAAAACTTGAGCAAGAAAATAGGGATTTGCAATGGGAAGTAGAAGAGCACGAATTAAGTATCCAGCGCATGGCTGAAAAAAATACAATGCAGGATACTATTCTAAATAAATTAAATCGTGAATATCAAATGCGTGAGCATGAACGTGCTCAGAAGTTAAAAGAAATTGCCGAACAGAACGGAGTAGGAGGATAAGAATAATGATTAACAATGTAACTTTGATCGGAAGATTAACAAAGGATGTAGAGTTGAAACGTACTCCCTCAGATATTGCTACTGCACAATTTACAATAGCTTGTAACCGGAACTTTAAAAATGCCAATGGGGAATATGATGCAGATTTTGTAAATTGTGTGATGTGGCGTGAACAAGCTGAACGCTTTGCAAGCTGGACCAAGAAAGGGTACCTTGTAGCAATTGTCGGACGTATCCAAACAAGGAACTATGAAGGGACAGATGGTAGACGTATTTATGTCACAGAGGTTGTAGCAGAGAATTTTCAAATTCTAGAAAAACGTGATAATTCAGGAAATCAAAATTCGATGATGGAACAAATGCCACCTTCCTATGCTTCAAATCCAATGGATATCAGCGACGATGATTTTCCATTTTAGGAGGTATATATGATTATATTTGATGATTTCTATCGTGAAGAAGTTCGACGATGCTACAAAGAGATTGAAGCTCTAGAGATAGAAAACGAAACTCTAAAAGAAAGAATAAATCACTTTATACGCTGCTCATGTGATAGCGAGTGGAAAAAGATCGTTAAAGATTTTAAGATTAAGAAACAAAATCGGAAGTGGAAAGCAAGATAGAATAAGTGATGTAGCGATTCAGGAAACGGAGGTGAAGAATGCAGCTTTTTGATGATATCGATGAAAAAGAAACAATAAGGAGAGCTAAGAAAAAGCTCTCAGAATATCCACGCTGGAGAGAAATAGCATGTGATGACCCAATTCAAAAAGTAACGCAGGAATTCACATTTCAACCCAGGGGAGGAGCAGGACCTAATAAAGCTGTCGAAAATTTAGCAGTTCGACGTGTTGATGCAATGATTGAGTTAGAAGAAATTGAACAAGCGGTAAGCAGGCTATTCAATCCTACTTATCGGTATATACTATTTTCCAAGTTTCTTAAAAACCAAAAAGATCTAAACTACGAAATTTACAACTATCTAGGTATAGAGAGGACTAAATTTCAGGAACTGTACAACAATGCTTTATTAGCGTTTGCAGAGCAGTATCGAGATGCTGTGCTAGTATGTAATAAAAAAACGGTATTTTTGCGGTAAAAATACGGTAAACATAACACAAAATATGACTTAAAATAGTATTATCAGAAAATGAAGGCGGTGGCCTGGTAGTTTTTTGTAGATCTCCTAATAGTATTTTTGGTTAGCTGTTCACCAGAGAAATTCGGGGTGGCATGGGTTCGAATCCCATACAGCTAATATTTTAAGTCAGTTCTAATGAGCTGACTATTTTTATTTGAAAGGAGTAGGTAAATGCGTAAAGTAGAACCGATTCGTGATACAGATGATATTGAACGCATGAAGGATTACTTAAAGAGTAAGAATGAACGAGACTATGTAATGATGGTTACAGGGCTGTATTCAGGAATGCGAGTTAGTGATATCCTGCCCTTGAAAGTAAGAAGTGTTAAAGGAACTCACATTGAAGTTACTGAACGCAAGACAGGTAAAACAAAGAGATTCGCTATTAACCCAGCTCTAAGAAAAGCCCTGGATCATTATATAAAAGAAAATGAATTAAAGGATTATGATTACTTGTTCCCTTCGAGAAAGAAGGTGAGCAATGAAGGACTTAGAATAACACACATTGGTAGGGTGGCAGCATATCAGATCTTGAGAGATGCAGGAGAGCATATTGGATTGACAAACATCGGAACACACTCTATGAGGAAAACGTTTGGATACCATCACTATAGAAAGAATCAAAATGTTGGAATATTGATGGAGTTATTTAATCATTCTTCACCAGATATCACACTGGGCTATATAGGGTTCAAGCAGGATGAGCTAGACAATAGCATGCTGAATTTTGCTTATTAAGGTCATGTATTTAACAAAATGAGATAAAGTAAATTCATTTATTGATGATTGCCCCCTTCACTATGAGAGAGTAAGGTAGAAAGTCTTATGCTCCAAATTAACAGAATATAAGATATGTTAAATTCAAAGACCCTCCCCCTCTAATAAAATAACACCCATCAACTTTAAAATACCAGGCCTAATTATTACACCCTCCCACATTAATTTACTCCCCCCTATCTTACAAAATAATACCCCCAACTATTCAATACCAGGGTATTGATACCGAATAAGGGAACGAGGGTAAGGTGTGTAGGATGATATAAAACAGAGAAGACAATCGAGGTATACAATGAAAGAACTGCGGGCCGACCGTAACGGACCACATCGAGTAGCATTTGAAAAGAATAAGAAGATACTACTCAAGACTCAGAATACCTGTGGGATCTGTGGTCAATCTGTAGATAAATCACTCAGGTATCCCCACCCACTATCCCCAGTGATAGACCACATCATTCCAGTGAATAGGAATGGACATCCATCAGACCTCAAGAACTTACAGCTTGCGCATTGGCAATGCAATAGACAAAAGTCTGATAAGTTATATGCTGAACAAAATTTTGAAAAAAATGCAATTGTTGGAAATCGCAATTTGCCACAATCAACCAATTGGCTGAAATACCACAGTTGACCCAGAACTGATAGGGGGGCTACCCCCTCCCCTCGGTTCTGGCCGAGCTTCACGCCGTCACTGTACATATTTTCTCGTGCCAAAACGAAAGGATAAGAAATTGGAATTAAGAGGAATTGAATATCTCAGAAGAAAATTAGAATCTTGCAGGCCCAGGGTTAATTTGCGGTATAAACATTATGCAATGCAAAATAATGATATGCCCATAGGAATTACTATTCCTGTACATGTTCGTGCTCAATATAAATCAACTTTGGGATGGACAGCCAAAGGTGTAGATAGCCTGGCAGATCGTTTAGTATTTCGAAAATTTGAAAATGATGATTTTGAAGTTACTGAGATTTTTGAACAAAACAATCCTGATATTTTCTTTGATAGTGCAATATTATCAGCATTGATTGGCTCGTGTAGTTTTGTTTACCTTTCAAAAGGGGAAAATGATGAAGTGAGATTGCAAGTGATTGAATCAAGCAATGCAACAGGAATCATTGATCCAATCACTGGTCTGTTAGTTGAGGGATATGCGGTGCTGGCTCGTGATGATTATGGTCAACCAATCCTAGAAGCCTATTTTGAACCAAATGCTACTCACTTTATTCCAAAGGATCAAGAGCCTTATTCAGTTACTAACACAGCTAATATTCCATTATTGGTACCTGTCATTCATAGACCTGATGCAGTTCGTCCTTTTGGTAGATCACGGATTACTAGAGCAGGGATGTATTATCAAAAATATGCTAAGCGTACTCTAGAACGGGCTGATATAACTGCTGAATTTTACTCGTGGCCACAGAAATACATCATTGGACTAGATCCTGATGCAGAACCATTAGAGAAATGGAAAGCAACAGTTTCCAGCTTATTGACTATTTCTGCTAGTGATACTGGAGAAAAGCCAAGTATCGGACAGTTCACGACTGCCAGCATGACACCATTCACAGAGCAATTGAGAACAGCAGCAGCTGGATTTGCTGGAGAGATGGGCCTGACTTTGGATGATTTAGGATTTGTTTCAGATAATCCATCATCTGTAGAAGCGATTAAAGCTAGTCACGAGAACTTGCGTTTGGCAGGACGGAAGGCCCAACGTTCGTTAGGAGCCGGTTTCCTGAATGTAGCTTATGTAGCTGCTTGTTTGCGTGATGAGTTTCATTATGAAAGAAGCCAATTCGTGAAAACAACCGTGAAATGGGAACCGTTATTTGAAGCTGATGCTAATATGATGACCATGATTGGTGATGGTGCTCTTAAATTGAATCAGGCGTTACCTGGATACATCAATGCTGAAACAATCAGAGACCTTACAGGTATTGCAGGCGATATGTCTGCTTTGCCTGTGGTGAACGAAGGAGATACAGATGGAACATGATGTCTTACCTGGTATCCTAAAAGAAGTTCAGGAACGCTTTGAAAGCGAATATGGAAAGAGCGAGGTTGTTAGTCGAGCTTTTGCAGAATTAGAAGCCAAAAAAGCAACTTATAAAACAGCAAATGAGTTTGCGATAGAAGTTGGAGAGATTCTTTCTAAAGCTCTAGGAGCATCTCTGAGTGCCGATAAATTAACAGATGGTAAAATGTATTATAATATCGCTCAACGTTTGTTGACGGACGTGCTAGGTCGTAATTATGAGATAATAAGCGGTTATACTAGAGATGTTCAGAAAAAACTAAATACAGATGCAAAAATCAGTTTGAAAGTACAAGTTCCTGAATTGAATCAGGATAGGGTCGCTGGAATAGTTAATCGATTGGCATCTGAGGAAAATTTTGAAGATGTCAGTTGGTTGTTTGGTGAGCCAATAGTTAATTTTTCTCAGTCTATCATAGATGATAGTATTCAAAAAAATGCTGAGTTTCATTATAAATCTGGATTACAACCCGAAATTATTAGAAAATCTTATCTCCATTGCTGTGATTGGTGTCAAGAGGTTCAAGGCAGCTATAAATATCCAAAAGTTCCAAGAAATGTTTATAGAAGACATCAACATTGTCGTTGTACTGTTGACTATGACCCAAAAAGCGGAAAAGTTAAAGACATTTGGAGCAAAATTTGGAGAAAAACTGATGAAAGTGATAAGATAGAAGCAAGAAAAGATATCAATGGTAAATCTCAAATGAGCGAAGTGAGAAAACTTGCGCTTCAAGAAGGAATTTCCTCAAACCCTATCAAAAAAAGTCGTAAAAAACTAACAGAGAAGCAAATCATTGATGCGGTTGGTGGTGGAGATAGAACCAAAGGATCATGTTCATCAGCAGCATTTGCTTACATAGGTAATAAAGGTGGTTATACCGTTTTAGATTTTCGAGGAGGGGAAAGCTGTGACTTTTTCTCTAGAAACAGTAGAATCCAAATGATAGGAAACCTTCCTGGTGTCAAAATGCATGTTGTTAAAAATACAAATGACTTCACTGCTGTCAGAGAATTGTTAGAAAAGGTAGAATCTGGGAACGAATATTATTTAGCGGCAGGTAGACATGCGGCTATCATAAGAAAAAATGAAGGCCGTTTTGAATATTTGGAATTACAATCCAGAATATCAAACGGGTTTAAACCATTAGATAACATTGTTTTGAAAGAAAGATTCAAGTGTAAAAAAACACATAGTACAAGACATGGTAAGTATGAAGTGGATAGTTGTATTATCGATTCGGATTCATTGAAAGATAATCCTGAGTTTCATAATATATTGAGTTTCATTAACACAGCCGGTTCTAAACAAATGAAAGGAATTGAAGGCCATGAAAGATGATTATGAAGAAATAAACTGGTCTGAATATTGCTATAAAGAAAATCATGATGACAAAATTTGGTGGGTTGATACGTCATGGCTTGCTAAAGGGTTGATGTTATTTACGTTTGATAAGGAAAAGTTCTATAACCTTTTCGAAGATTACCCTCAAAACATGACCTCAGAAGAGGTTGAAATCTTCGATAAAGAAAATCCATTTTGGGCTGAATTCTTTTCAGACCAAAAATAATAATACTGAAGCACTCGAAAGGGTGCTTTTATTGTGGTTTTGATTAGGAGGTGATCCGATATCTCCCAGCGATAGGGTTATCATGCGATTACGATTGAAAGGTTATAGTATGGCTAGGAAAAAACTTGGCAATCAGAATCCTACTCAATCGGTGATTTTAAAATACGTCAAGAAAAATTCATTAGCAAATGAAGCGATTGATCTTTACGAAAAAACTGGTCTTTCTTGCTATTCTTGGCAAAAAAACCTTCTACTACCTATGATGGCTGTTGATAAAAATGGCTTATGGGTGCATCAGAAATTTGGATACTCTATTCCTCGACGGAACGGGAAGTCAGAGCTTCTTTACATTTTGGAGATTTGGGGGCTGCATAAAGGACTAAACATCCTTCACACAGCTCATCGTATTTCCACTTCTCACGCCTCATTTGAAAAGGTTAAACGTTACCTGGAGAAAATGGGATATGTGGATGGTGAAGATTTCAACTCTATCCGTGCCAAAGGACAGGAACGGATTGAATTATATAAAACTGGTGGTGTGGTCCAATTCCGTACCAGGACATCAAATGGGGGTCTTGGTGAAGGATTCGATCTGCTGATCATTGATGAAGCACAGGAATACACAACAGAGCAGGAATCTGCTTTAAAATACACTGTAACCGATAGTGCCAATCCAATGACTATCATGTGTGGGACTCCTCCTACTCCAGTTTCCAGTGGTACAGTCTTTACTAAGTATCGAGAAACGTGCTTATTCGGTAAGGGAAAATACTCTGGATGGGCTGAATGGTCTGTGTCTGAAGAAAAAGAGATTGACGATGTGGATGCCTGGTATCATTCAAATCCATCAATGGGTTATCACTTGAATGAACGAAAAGTAGAAGCTGAGCTAGGTGAAGATAAACTAGATCATAATGTTCAACGTCTAGGTTTCTGGCCTACTTACAATCAGAAGTCTGCTATATCTGAAACAGAGTGGAACGAATTAAAAGTATCTGATATTCCTGATCTTGTCGGACAATTATTTGTTGGGATTAAGTATGGACAAGATGGTACAAATGTTGCCATGAGTGTTGCAGTCCGGACGAAAGATGGACGTTTTTTTGTCGAAGTTATAGATTGTCAATCAGTGCGCAATGGGAATGACTGGCTAGTGGCTTTTCTGCGTAGTGCAGATGTGGCCCAAATCGTTATTGACGGTGCAAGTGGTCAAAAGATTCTAGATGAAGAATTAAAAGATTACAAAATTAAGAATGTCATCTTACCAACCGTTAAAGAGATCATAGTGGCAAATGCTCTTTGGGAGCAGGGTATTTATCAAAAAAATATCTGCCATGCTGGACAACCATCTCTATCAAAAGTGGCTACTAACTGCGATAAGCGTAATATTGGTTCAAATGGTGGTTTTGGTTATCGCTCTCATTTTGACGATATGGATATTTCTTTGATGGACAGCGCTTTGCTTGCGCATTGGGCTTGCGTAACAACTAAGCCTAAGAAAAAGCAAAAAATTAGTTATTAAAAAGTAGCAGTCACAGGACTGCTTTTTTTGATGATAAAATTACCGAACTGCCGGGAAAGCAGGAGAAAGGAGACATGAGAATGTCAGAATTTAAACCAATTACTACACAAGAAGAATTTGATGCTGCTATTAAGGCCCGCTTATCTCGTGAGAAAGAGAAATACGGAGACTATGACCAGATCAAATCTCGTGTTACCGAATTGGAAGAAGAAAATATTAGCTTGAAGTCAACTATTGAAGCTAATAAGCAAAGTAAGGATGATTCAGACAAGCAACTCGAAGAAATGCAGAAGCAAATCGCTGGTTATGAGACAGCTAATCTGCGAACTCGGATTGCTTTGCAAAATGGATTACCTTATGACTTAGCTGATCGCTTGCAAGGTGCTGATGAAGAAAGTTTAACAGCAGATGCGGAGCGTTTGGCATCATTCATCAAACCCATTGAACATGTCGCACCAATGCGGAACCTAGAGCCTGCTCTAGAAAAGAATGAAAACACGTCTTATAAAAACCTAGTACAAGGTTTAGTTTTTGAAGAATAAAGGAGTAATATTATATGACAGATCAACTATCAAAAGGTACATTATTTGACCCAATGCTTGTGACAGACCTCATCAACAAAGTTAAAGGTCACAGTTCATTGGCTAAATTGTCTAATCAGCAAGCTATTCCGTTTAATGGATTAAAGGAATTTACATTCTCATTAGATGCTGATGTAGATATCGTTGCAGAAAACGGGAAGAAAACGCATGGTGGTGCAAGTCTAGAACCTGTAACTATTGTGCCTATTAAAATCGAGTATGGTGCTCGTGTATCTGATGAGTTCATTTATGCATCAGAAGAAGCTAAAATCGATATTTTGAAATCATTTAATGAGGGATTCGCTAATAAAGTAGCTCGTGGTATTGATATCATGGCTTTCCATGGTATTAATCCACGTACTAAACAAGAGTCTACAGTAATTGGTAATAACTGCTTTGATAAAGCTGTTACCCAAACTGTTAATTTTACGGGTAGCAATCCAGATGCAAATGTTGAAGATGCAGTGAAAATGATTCAAGGAGCTGACAATATCGTTAGCGGTATGGCTATTGATACTACATTTTCAAGCGCACTTGCTAGCATGAAGAATGCAGCTAATGAGCGTCTTTATCCAGAATTGGCATGGGGAGCAAATCCAGGTGCTATTAATGGTTTACCTGTAGATGTAAATACAACGGTTGGACTTAATGTTGGGACAAACAAGGATGTTGCTATTGTTGGGGATTTCGCTAACATGGTGAAATGGGGATATGCTAAGCAAATCCCACTTGAAGTTATTCGATATGGTGATCCAGACAATTCTGGCAAAGACTTGAAAGGTTATAACCAAGTATATCTTCGTGCTGAAATTTACCTAGGATGGGGAATCTTGGACAACAATAGTTTTGCTCGTGTTGTGAAAGCGGGGTAGTATATGGAATACATTAATGTAAAAACAGGGGCTACTATTGTTACTGAAAATGCAATTAGTGGAGGCGATTGGGTTCCAGCTGATCAAGTTGAAAAAAATGTGGGTTCCCAAGAAGAAGCGACAGATAGTCAGGGAGATCTGACTATCTCCCAAATTAAAGCTCGCTTAGATGAGTTGGGCGTTAAATACGACAAAGGAGCTAAGAAGGCTGACCTTCTTGCTCTTTTAGAACAACATGAAGGGTAAATAAAATGACAACATTTGCGACAGTTGAAGACCTTGAAACTTTGTGGCGTTCTTTGAAATTTGATGAACGAGGAAGAGCTAAGGCACTGTTGGAAATTGTGTCAGATTCTCTTCGTGAGGAAGCTAAGAAAGTCAGCAAAGATTTAGATAAGATGGTGCTTGACAGCCCATCTTATCAAAGTGTTGTGAAATCTGTTACCGTGGATGTGGTTGCTCGTACATTAATGACATCAACCGACAAGGAGCCAATGACACAAATGGCTGAGTCTGCTATGGGATATTCTTTTAGTGGCTCTTATTTGGTGCCTGGTGGTGGCTTGTTTATCAAGGAGTCTGAGCTGAAGAGGTTAGGCTTCAAAAAGCAAAGATATGGGGTGATTGATCTTTATGGGACGAATTAAAGGTATTACGATCACTCTTATAGAAACCGTTGAGAAGGGAAGGGATGACTTTGGTCATCCCATTTTTGAGGAAGTTGAAACTTTGGTGGATAATGTCCTTATATCTCCATCTTCAACGGATGATATCACAAGCCAGATGAATCTAACTGGACGGAAAGCAGAGTATACTCTAGCAATACCAAAAGGTGATCTTCATGATTGGGAAAATAAAGAAGTTTTATTTTTCGGTAGGAGATGGAAAGCTTTTGGTATTCCTCTTGAAGGGATTGAGGAAATGCTTCCTTTGGCCTGGAACAAGAAGGTGATGGTAGAACGCTATGAGTGATATTAAGTTTAAGCTTAATCGTGCAGGAGTGGCTGAATTAATGAAATCTGCCCCTATACAAAATGTCCTTTCGCAATATGCATCTGATATTCAATCTAGATGCGGTGATGGATATGTAAAAGATATTCATGTAGGTAAAAATCGTGCTAATGCAATGGTTAGTGCAAAGACCTATAAAGCTAAGAAGGACAATATGAAAAACAATACTCTTTTGAAGGCGGTGGATTAAATGATTGAAATTGTTATCAAGAAATATCTTGACGGTCATTTATCGGTACCGTCTTTTTTTGAGCATGAAACAAACATGCCACAAGAGTTTGTAATCCTTGAAAAGACTAGGGGAGCCAAGAAGAACCACGCAAAGACTGCAACATTTGCTTTTCAGAGCTATTCAACCAGCATGCAGAAAGCTGCTGAATTGAATGAGAAAGTAAAACAAGTTGTCGAAAACATGATTGAACTGAATGAGATCAGTGGAATCCACCTAAACAGTGATTACAATTTCACAGACACAGAAACTAAAAAATATCGTTATCAAGCGGTATTTGACATAAATTATTTTTAAGAAATGGAGAATGGAATGGGATCAGAAGCTCAAACTACTCAAACAACATCGTCATCATTAGTGACGACAGCAAAACCTAAAATTGGGGGGGCAATCTATTCAGCACCTACTGGGACTCCTCTACCAACAGATGCTACAACCGCCTTAAATGCTAAATTTTTATCTCTAGGATATATCTCAGAGGATGGCTTGGAAAATGAAAATAGCCCTGAATCTGAAAACGTCAAAGCATGGGGTGGTGACATCGTACACTCCTCACAAACAGAAAAACCCGATACTTTCACTTATACATTAATCGAAGCATTGAACGTCAATGTGCTTAAGGAAGTGTACGGTGCTGATAATGTTAGTGGGGATCTTAAAACAGGTATCACTATCAAGGCTAATTCAAAAGAATTAACTAGCCATTGCGTTGTGGTAGATATGATTTTGAAAGATGGTACTATGAAACGTATTGTTATTCCTCAAGGAAAAGTAACAGGTATCGGAACTATCTCTTACAAAGATGCTGAGACAGTCGGATACCAAACAACTCTTACAGCATTCCCAGATGGCGAAAGCAATACTCACTACGAATACATCAAAGGAGATTAATACATGTCAGAAACTAAATCATTTAAAGGGACTACTAAAACGGGTTTTCCATTCGATATCAGTATGGAACGGATGGAGAACTATGAGGTAGTAGAAACTATTGCCGAAATCGATGAAAACCCACTTGTGCTACCTCGGCTACTTAAACTGTTGCTTGGTGATCAAGTGGCAGCGTTGAAAGATCACGTCCGTGGTGAAGATGGAATGGTACCCACTCAGAAGTTGATGGATGAAGTACGAGACATCTTCGAGTCACAGAATGTAAAAAAATAGTAACCCTTTCCAGAATGATCAAAACTGATGAAGATGCTTTGATTTGTGATTTAGCTGAGACGTATCGTATTTATGATTACAGACAGCTACCTGCATATCAGGTAGCTGTTTTTTCATTTGGTCTGCGTGATGATTCAAGGATAAAAGTTGCAATGTCAGGGCAGAATGTACCAACTGATCTATTAATCCAAGCAAGTATGTTGGATCGACTATCTATGCTTGTATGGATGAAAACCAAAGATGGACAACAGGGTAAAAACCGTCCGGCTTCAATGGTTGATAGTCTTCTCAAGGTTGAGAAGGAAAAGGAACAGATGGTATTTACATCTGGAGAGGAATTTGAAGAATACAGAAGTAAATTGTTAGAAAAGATTGGAGGTGGTAATTAATGGCAACAGAATTAGGTCAAGCATATATCCAAATTATGCCATCAGCTCGTGGAATCAAGGATATGATTAAGAAAGAGCTTGGCTCTGAAATACCACAAGCAGGGCAGGAAGCAGGGGAATCTTTGAGTTCTAAGATGCTAAGTGTCGCAAAAAAAGCAATAGCAGCCGCCGGAATAGGTAAATTCTTTTCTGCATCATTGACAGAAGGGGCCAATCTTCAACAATCGTTAGGTGGGATTGAAACCTTATTTAAAGGTTCTGCTGACACGGTTAAAAAGTATGCTAACGAGGCTTACAAAACTACAGGACTTTCAGCCAATGCCTACATGGAGAATGTAACAGGCTTTAGTGCCAGTCTCCTTCAATCGTTAGGCGGTGACACTCGGAAGGCGGCAGATGTTGCTAACATGGCTATGGTCGATATGGCAGACAATAGCAATAAGATGGGGACATCTATGGACCGTATTCAAGATGCTTACCAAGGATTCGCAAAGCAAAACTATACAATGCTGGATAACCTTAAGCTAGGGTACGGTGGTACAAAAACTGAAATGCAACGCTTACTAGCTGATGCACAAAAATTGACTGGTGTTAAGTATGACATCAATAACCTATCTGACGTGTATCAAGCTATCCACGCTATCCAAGAGAATCTAGACATTACCGGGACAACTGCTAAAGAGGCAGCGACTACTTTTAGTGGTTCGTTCGCATCCATGAAAGCAGCAGCTCAAAACGTCTTAGGGAAATTAGCTCTTGGCGAAGATATTATGCCTTCATTGCATCAACTTTTTGAAACCGTTAAAACATTCCTTGTAGGTAATCTTATTCCAATGGTATGGAATGTGTTGAAAGGGATCCCTCAGGTTTTAGCTGGTGCACTCGGTGAGCTTATGCACATGCTTTTCGGAGACTACATTGGAGAAAGCATTATGAAGGATCTTTATGATGTTTTTGATAAAGTAGGAGGAGTGGTCAGCACTATCTATGATATGATTTTCGGATCATTGAGTAAGAAAGATAATATAGATTTTTTAAAGAAGCTAGGAATCAACGAGAAAACAGCTAGTAGCATTGTGAACATTGGTGATAATATCCGTACCATGTTTGAAAATATTGGTGCTGTTATTGGTAACATTGCTGGGATTGTCGGAGAGTTTATCAGTGACCTTTTTGGACTTGCTAAAAGTAAAGATAGTGTTGGAGGACTAGCTTCAGCATATGAAGCCTATACTAAAGTTTTAGCTGATGCATCAGGTAAAGTAAAAGATTTTACAAAGTGGATGCGAGAGAATAAAACAGTTATGGATATTGTTAAATCTGCTCTAGCCGGAGCCTTAGCAGGTTTTTTGGCATTTAAAGCAATTACAACTATTCAATCTATTATCACAGGTTTCAAATCAGCACTTTTGGCGGTTAAAGGCGCAGTTTTAGCTTTCAATGCTGCAATTGCTGCTAACCCACTCGGAGCATTAGTAGTCGCTATTACTGCTGTTGTAGGTGCATTAGTCTGGTTTTTCACCCAAACAGAGACGGGTAAGCAGATTTGGAGTGCTTTCGTTGATTTTGTAGTAGGCTTGTGGAATGGTCTTGTAGAGTTCTTTTCAGGTTTATGGACAACAATATCAGAAGGAGCAATAAACCTTTGGAATGGGGCTGTAGAAGTCTGGAATAGTGTTATCGAAGGAATAAAAAATGCTTGGAATGGAATAGTAGAATTCTTTGTTGCTTTGTGGGAAAGTATTTCTAGTACCGCTACAGCTGCGTGGACTACAATTACAGAAACAGTAATGGCCATTGTCCAGCCTTTTATTGATGTTTTTATGTCAATTTGGAATGGAATGAAAGATGGTCTAGGTCAGATTTTTGAAGGCATTAAAATGGTCTTTAGTGGAGCGTGGGAAACCATTAAGAGCATTGTAATGGGGGCAGTTCTATTTATTATTGACTTAGTTACTCTTGATTTTAATAAATTAGGAGAAGATCTTGGACTAATATGGGAAAGTATAAAATCTGCTATCTCAATGGTTTGGGATGGAATTTGTTCTTATTTTAGTGGAATTGTATCTACAATTATAGGATTTTTCACAGGTGCTTTCGAAGGACTAAAGACATTTTTATCTGGAATTTGGGATTCTATAAAGGAAACTGCAATAGCAATGTGGAATGCTATATGTAAGGCTATTCTTGACATTATAGATGCTTTTGTGGTTAGCGCAAAAGCTCTTTGGGAAGGTTTTAAATCTTTCTTATCAGGATTGTGGGAAGGTATCAAATCTACAGCAATAGACATATGGGGAGGCATAAAATCAGGACTAGGCAGTATTTTCGATGGAATTGCTAGTGGTGCGCAAAAAACATGGGACACCATGAAAAATGGTGTTAAAGATCTTTGTTCAGGTATTAAAGGATTTTTCTCTGACCTGGGAAAAATTAATCTTTGGGATGCTGGTAAGTCTATTCTTAATGGATTTTTAAGTGGTTTAAAGAGTGCTTTCGAGGGTGTTAAGAATTTTATTGGTGGTATCGCTGGTTGGATTCGTGAGCACAAAGGACCTATTTCTTATGACCGTAGATTATTGATCCCTGCTGGTAAAGCTATCATGGGAGGATTCGATGCCTCTTTACAAAATAGTTTTAAAGATGTGCAAAGAACTGTTGGTGGAGTAGCTGGATGGATTTCAAATGCATTTTCAGGAGATGATTTTGACTTTGGTTCAGGAGCATCTTTCAGTAGAGACATCACATCCACATTACAGATGCCTAACTCAAAATATGACCCAACTGAGTCTAGAATGGTGTCTGAGATGATGATTCTGAGATCAAGTTTAGATACTTGGCTTGAGAAGATATCAAACAAAGACTCTAATACTTACTTAGATGGAGAAAAAATGGCAATCAATGCTTATCAACGTCAAGGGCGAATCATGGCTAGAGAGGGGATCTAATGGCAGTAAATTTTCTGATTATCAATACTTTTAACACAAACACTATATCAGAAAGCGTAGTGACTGATTTTGGAGATATAAAAGGTGCTATCCCTCGATATGATGAGCAGAAGAAACTGTTTGGAATGAATGGCCAGTACAACATTGAAGATGGTGCTTACGATGGCTATGAGCGCACTTTCAAGTTGTTTGTTAAACGATATGAGGATGCTCAAGCCATTATTAATGCATTCCAGAAGCAAGACAATGTTTTGGAATTTAGTTATCAGCTTGGTAGTATTTATTATGCTGATTTACTCGAATCAGAAATATCACTTCATGGGCAAAATAACTGGATTGTCAGTATTAAGGTGTATCAACATCCTTTCAGATATGCCAAAAATGTCCAAGAAGTCGTACTGTTAGGACAAGGCACGATTACTAACCCAGGTACAATCTATTCAGAACCTATCATTACGATTGAAGGACAAGGAGAAGTAACCCTAACGATTGGCAACCAGACAATGGGATTAAATCTATCAGGTGGAGCAAGAATTGACTGTAGGCAGCGGAAACAAAATGTTTATACATTAAATGGGCAACTCAAGAACACCTTGCGAACAAGAGGACCATTTTTTGAACTGCCAAAAGGAGTCACAGGAGTAACTACATCTGGTAATGTTTCTAAAATCAAAATTCAAGGGAATTGGAGGTATATCATTTGATTTATTTAAAAGAGGGGAATATCCCTCTTAATTTGTGTACGGATGATGATATCAGCCAGCAAGAAAATAATACTTATCAGCTTACTTTCAAGTATCCCTTTAGTGATGAAAAATGGATCTTACTACAAAATGAAGTACATCTACTGGCAGACGATTTATCAGGTGAACAAGAATTTGTAATTTTTGATATCCAGAAAGAGCACGGATATATCACAGTATATGCCAATCAAGTAGCAACGTTGCTAAACGGATATAGCATCCGTAAGATCAATGTAGATCGAGCGAATGGTTTTACTGTGATGAACAAGCTAGTAGAAGGGCTAAAGAGAGAATGCCCTTTTACTTTCTTTTCTGATATCTCTGAATTACATACTTTAAACATAGAGAATGTATCAGTAATTGATGCACTTCTAAAAGGTCAGCACTCAATTATTGGTCAGTGGGGTGGTGATTTAGTCAGAGATAAATACTCAGTGAGATTGTTAAAAAATGGAGGGATTGAGAATCAATCTCTTTTTATGTATAAGAAAAATCTTTCTGAGTACAAAGAATCCACTACTACTAAATCACTTAAGACTAGAATTCATTTTCGTAAGGTCATTACTGCATCTGGAGAGGGAGAGAAGGACCAAGTTCTTGAGGCTACTGTAGATAGTCCACTTGTAGATAAGTATAAGCATATCTATGAGGATGATATGGAAGTACAAGACCAGGATGTTAAAACCATTGAGGATTTAAAAGAGTATGGTAAGAAATACTTTCAATCAAGTCTTTGTGATTTGCCAGATGAGAGCTTAGAGATTGATGTGTTGGGTCATGCTGATCAACCAGTAAAACTATTTGATACAGTATCAATCTTTTATGAACTCTATAATATTGATATTCGCAAAAAGATTACCAGCTATAACTACAGTCCAATGTCTAAAAAGTTGAAGAAGATTGGATTTGGCAAAATCTCACGTTCCCTAGGTGGTGCGATTGGCAAAATCGTTGAAGATGTAGTCAAAGAGAAAATTGCTAGTCATGATGCTGAATACGAGGCTAAGGTTCAAAAATTAGTTGATAATGCCAATGCCGAATATGATAAACGAGCTAAGGAAATTGAAAATAAGGTCACAGATGGCATTGAGGAAGCCAAGGCTCGAGCTGAAGTAGTCAAAGAAGAAATTTCAGCACAAGTCACTGAGAGGATTAAGGCAGCAAACCAAGCAAACAAAAATGAAATTGTGGAAGAGTTTAAGGCTCAATACAATGGCATTGAAGTGAAGATGCAAGGATTAAAAGCTACTACTGATCAATTGAAGACCAGTGATGCAGACATCAAGAAGCTGATAAATGACTTTAAAGATCAGACACAAAGCCAATTTGTCGGTGTCCAAGGCGCTCAATCACGGTTCGAACAAACCACAGAAAAAGCTATCTCTGACCTGACAAATGTCACTAATGGCAAAGCTGATCGCTCTTATGTGGAACAGACAGTGAACAATGTCAAAGAAGAGTTTACTTCATTCGGTGCTGGTGGTGGCCCTAACATGCTCAGGAACTCAAGGGCAGATGAAGGTCTGAAATATTGGACTGAAGCAAACGGAAGAATGAGTTTCACATCTCACCAGTTTTATTTTAACGGACAAAAGCGGATGTTCTCCCTAAGACCAGGAGCGATGGTTCAAAGTCCACGTTTTATTGTTAAACGAAATAAAGACTACACCCTTAACGTAACAGCATTTGATGCCAACACAAAAAATGTAAAGATTTCATTTTGTAAACGCAAAAAAGGATCTACATCAGACTTTGAAGAAAAACAAGAGATTTTCAACAAAACTGGCTCTCCTGCATTTAGCTCCCATGAAGCTTTAAAACGCACTTTTAAATTTAACATTGGCGATTTTGATGAAGGTTATCTGCTATTTGAATATCAAGGCAATCCTTCCGGATGGTCCGGAATGTTCATGACTGAATTGGACTTTTATGAAGGAAGCAATGACCGCTTGTGGCAACCTGCCCCAGAAGATCAAAATTATCTGGTAGAGCAAGCACAGGCCGCTTTTGAGAAGACAGTTGAAGGCCTATCTACTCAATTAACGAAATTAGAGACTAAGACTGGTCCAAGCGGTGAACTTGAGCAACGCATGCTGACATACTCTGAGAAAGCTGCTGTGGACGCTTTAAAAGCAACCAGACAGATTCTAGAACAAGGGTATGTTGCTAAATCTCAATATACGGAAGATGTGGCTGGAATCACAAGAAGATTTGATGAAATCGTGCAAGCAGGGGAGAACCTGCTTAAAAACAGCGGTAATCCTCAAAATGTGGAGGGATGGGGGTATTATGATCCCGGATTGAGTCCAGCAGTAACGGTCTCAACTAATCCAATCTACTACAATGAATCAAGAAAACTCTTCAAACTTGATAATTCAACTGATAATAGCAAGGTAGCAGCATCCCAACGCTTCAACATCAAAAGAAATACAACTTACACGATTTCATTTGATGCAATTGGATCAGATAATCTTAAGAATGCCACATTCTACTTCCTAGCACGAAAAAAAGGTGAGACGGGGACTTTTACAAAAGTGGTCAGACTTGCTGACAAGATCACTGTAACACAAGATAGCATCACACGCTACTATTTCACGGTCAACACAGAAGACTATGATGAAGCATTTTTGAGATTTGACAACAATGGACCATCAAATGGACAGACAGCAAGTCTCTATTTTGGTGACATTGATGTGTATGAAGGATCTATCAAGAGAGCTTACCAACCGCCAACAGATAACGGTTCATCTGTGATTGAAGCCAAGCTTGCTGAGTACAAGCAGACAGTGGATGGACAGTTTACTACAATATCATCTCAAATGGGAGATATGTTGAGAAAAACAGATATCCAGATTACACCAGGTCAAATTTCTTTTGGCACTGGTAAGAGCATCAATGGAAGGAGCATCAGTTCCTTGCTTGTGCAAGAACCAGAATCCATTGCTTTGATCGCACAGCTGATCAAAGTGAAAGGTGACATGGTAGTTGATGGATCTATCACAAGCCGGCATCTCGCTTCTCAGAGCGTTCGGACAGGACACATGGAATCAGGATCAGTCACTACTCAGATTCTCGCTTCAAATGCGGTTACTGCCGATAAATTGCTTGTGGATTCGGCAATGATTAATAAGTTGGTGACAAATAAGGCTTTCATCAAGGAATTAATTTCTCAAAAGACCTTCACCACAGAATTAGACGCAATAAAAATCGCTGCGGAAAGAATCCAAGGCGGAAGGCTGGAATCAAATACTGGATCTATGATTTTTGATTTAGATAATAGTTCGTTAAATCTGATGGCAGACACTGCATCTATAAGACGGATCTTCAACGGTTACCCTACACAATTTATGCGTTACGAAGCGAGCGTCGAAAACGGACAAAGGCATTCTAAAACAATAATCGGTAGCAATCGAAACGGGATGGAAAACTGGAACTCAACCACTTTTGCTGGAATCGTTATTGATAATAACTCGAACAACGGAGAAGATGGAATCAAATACTTTGGTGATACAAGTAAATTTAGACATTCTGCGTCTGAAGAGGGATGGAATTTGCAAGCAGTCACACAAACCTTTTCGCCCGCAACATGGAACAAGGCATCTTCTGTTTGGGCCAGACATATCGTCGTCCCACGAGTGACACGTAATGATACAGATAATCCAAGCACATTTATCCGTTTAGAGGAAAGTATCGCTGCTTTGTGGAGACTTTGGGCGCATGCCGAGGGACAAGTCACTATGTCTACCGCAATGCGGAATAAGATACGATCCATGATTGACGCATGGGGATTTGATAGAGACGTAATAAAATAAAGGAAAAACTAATGAACGAAAACATCTTACTTTCAATGGTTGCTGAATTAAACAAGCAATTGAGTGACAAGACGCTTGGCGAAATCGAGTTTAAGGCTCGGCTCACTGACTTGCAGGAACAATTCTTACAACTAGAACAAGAGGTTGAAACCTATCGCACAGTTCTTGCATCTGACAATGCATTGCAAGAACTTTTTGAAGAAATTAAAAATAAAAATGAGGTAAACTAATGGATTACAAACTACAATTTAAATCATACGATGCAGTAGCCAACACTACGAAAGTAGCAATCAAGCAAGACTTCCCATATCGTGTATTTGAGGAAATTTTGCCAACAAACCGCATGACTGAAGATGATGCGACATTGGTTGAAGCAGTATTAAACATCGTGCGCATGGAATTGGACACGTCTGGCGCAGTCGTGGCAATCAAGAAGGAGCTTGACAAGTCTGTTGAAGCTAACAAGGATGCCATCGCTAAGATCCAAGAATTGACCAAGGACAACGAAGAGAAGACGCAACAAATCCAGCAAATTAAAGATGTGGCAGAATGGAACGTGTTGGTTCGTGTAACAGACACAGACAACCCACTCGATCCAACTTTGTATGCTCGTGGATTGGAATTGGTAGAAACTGGCCAAGTTGGCAAAGAATACAAGGCACACGATATCTTTGTTGTTAATAATCCAAATCACACAGCGAAATATGGCGAAGGCACTCGTGTATTGGTACAAGTCAACTCCGATTTTACATACAATGGTGAAAGTGTGGAAGAACTTGAAGGTAAATTGTCGCAAGATGGCAAGTTGGCAGTGTGGAAATGGGAGCTTCCGAAGGAAAACAAACCATCAGGAGACCTTGAAACTCAACCAGTCGCACACCCTGAATCTTGATTGAATGGAGTGTGATTGATGTATCAAGAAGAACCAGATGGTATTTTTGGAATTATCGAAGTAGTTCGTGATTTTTATGATCATGGAATTGACGAACATATAATTGTATTTCTCTTGATGGCCATCGTTGCTTTAGATATCATTTTAGGGGTATCTAGAGCATGGGCCTATCATGAATTTTCCAGTAGAAAATGGAGGAAGGGCCTGGTCAGTCATACAGCTATGATCTTAATTGTAGCAATCGGATATCCCTTCACGTTATATATGAATCTAGCGCCTGTTATTGATGCATTCATCATTTCGATGATGGCAGCTTACGGTTCTAGTATTCTTGCTAGTCTATCAGCATTAGGGGTAGAAATTCCCTTTATCGATCAATATATTCGGAGAAATGTTGACCGTGAAAAGTTTCAATTAAAAGAAGGTTTGGAAGAACCTAAGAAGTTAAAAAAGGAGAAAAGAAAAAATGAATCGAATTACTGAAATTATTACTAGTAGCGCTATGAGTATTCTCGTGGTGTTAGTTGGAATTGTTGTAAATGCTGTTAAAAACTACCTTACAACACGAGGCGGTAAAAAAGCCCTTGAAGTGGTTGAGATCCTAGCTAAAAACGCCGTTAATGCTACCGAGCAAGTAGCGGATAAGTTAGACATCCACGGTAAGGAAAAGCTAGAATACGCTAAAACAAGCCTAATTGAAGGGCTTGAAGCGAACAATATCTATTTAACCAATGATCAGTTAAATACATTTATTGAATCAGCGGTAAAAACAGCTAACGAAGCATGGAAAAAGTGAGGTATTCTTATGACAACAAGACAAGAAACTATTCAATTTATCATTGATTTAGCAAATTCCGGAATGGGTGTAGATAAGGATGGTTTTGCAGGAACCCAATGCGCTGATCTGCTAACATATCCTGCAAAAACTTTTTTTGGTATTGATCTATGGGGTAATGCTTCCGAATTGCTTGACTCAGCAGAACAAACAGGATTAGAAGTGCATCGTATGCCTACAGATAAGAATCCTAAAGCTGGTGCATTCTTCACAATGGATGCTTGGTTTGGCGGTGTAAACTTTGGTCATTGTGGAGCAGTAATTGAAGATTCAGATGGTTACAGCATGAGAACTGTTGAGCAAAATATCGATGGCAATCTTGATGCTCTTATTGTGGGTGGGCCTGCCCGTTTTAATAGTCGTGGATTTGAAAATGTACAGGGATGGTTCTATCTTCCATACTCAGATACTCCATTAAGCGAAAACTTTCTACCACTTAGCGAAACACCTAAAAATGATGAAATGGAACTTATCCCAGAGAATGGTACTTTCATTGTTGGTGATGCTGCCATCAATGTTCGTCGTGGACCAAGTCTTAATAGTGAGATTGTGGCTGTTTATGATGCTAATGAAAAAGTCCATTATGACTATAAAGGATCTGCAAATGGCTATAGATGGATCTCGTATATTGGTGAGTCTGGTAACCGTAATTACATGGCTATTGGGCAGACAGATGAAGAAGGCAACCGTATTAGCTTATGGGGAACTCTTGAATAA